AATGCATTTCCAGGTGGATATGTAGATCATGTTAATCGAGTTGTAGAGGGATCCCTTAGATTATATGATATGTGGGAAGAAATGGGATGTGATATGACTACATTCACTAAAGAAGAATTAGTATTTTCAGCTATCAACCATGACTTAGGTAAGATGGGGGATGAAGAGAATGAATCTTACATTCCCCAGACTGACCAATGGAGAAGGGATAAATTAGGTGAAGACTATATGTTTAATAAGAAAGTCCCATTCGCATCAGTACCTGATAGAAGTTTATTTTTACTTCAGTCTCATGGTATATCTTATAGTTTTAATGAAATGTTGGCTATTCAAACACATGATGGTTTATATGATGATGCAAATAAAAAGTATCTATTTGCCTTTATGCCAGAACAAAAACCCAGAACATCCCTACCCTTTATAATACATCAGGCAGATTTAATGGCTGCTCGTATTGAATTTGAGCGTGAATGGTTGCCTAAATTGAGAGGAGAAGAAGGTAATTTGGAGGGTGAAAAGAAAAATTATACATTGAAATCGAAATCAAGCGCTAAATCCAAAGCATTAAATACCATTAAAAGCCCAGGATTAAAAAATATGCTTGATAATTTATGATGGAAGTAATATATTTATATAATATCGCATTAGGTATTTTAGGATTATTAGTTGTTGTCTTAGGATATACAACTTTTAATTTATTAAGAAAGAATGAGAAAGCAGAGGATATCATTGTTTCCCAAAATACTTTCATCGAAGAAGTTTCATCACAAATAGATTCATCTCAAAAACGTTTAAATGAAATAGACGAAAAAGGAATATTTCAAAGTGATGATGAGATAGGTTGGTTTTTTAACGAAGTAAAACAATTACAAAATAATATATCCAGGTTTAAAATCAACCCCTAAACATGCCTCGAAAAAGAAGAAAGAAGAGTAAAAATTATTTTACTCAAGATACGGAGAATGCTATAGTTAGATATAACAATCTAGACCCCATTGAAGATGAAAAATTACGTAGTAATATCTATGATAAAGAAATTCACTACCCATTTTTTAAATTAACTCAAAATATTATTCATACCTTTAAATTCTACCATACTGAGGTGGAAAATCTAGAACATCTACAGCATGAAATAATTGTATTCTTGTTATCCAAAATGCATTTATTTGACCCAACTAGAGGAGCTAAGGCATATTCTTATTTTGGTACTATTGTAAAACGATGGTTAATCCTATATAATACCAAAAATTATAATAAAAAGATAAAGAAAACCCCAGTTGAAGAATTATCTAAAGAGGGTTCTGACTATGTTTATAGTATGGGAGAAGATAATGTTAAAAGCGATTTAGATAAATACATTGATATATTTGTAGAGCATGTCTCTAATAATTTATTTGAGTTGTTTCCTAAGGGTAATGACGCAGCTATCGCTGATGCTATACTTGAATTATTTCGTAAAAGGGAGAGTTTAGATATATTCAATAAAAAAGCATTGTATATCTACATTCGTGAAATGGTTGATGTCAAAACTCCAAAAATCACCAAAATAGCTGATAGACTTCACGTTATATTTAAATCTCAATATATTCATTATTTAGATACGGGCTACGCAAGATTCTAAATCTTTATATTTATAATAAAATAATATTATGAGTGGTTTAGATTCAAATGTATTTGGTAAGAAAAAATTCTCTGATATTTTAAAAGAGATTTACGATAACCAAAAAGAAAAACAAAAACAAATTTCAGGATTGATTTCAGAATTAAAACCTTTAATTTCTGATATTGGTGATGCTACGTTAATTGTCCCCCTAATTAAAGAATATATGGAAATAGGGGTTAAAAATGATGAACAATTAATTAAAATGGCCACTATAGTTCAACGAGCATTAAATAACTCATCTTCTTCAGATAGTGTTATGTTAACTGATGAAGAAAAAGAACAATTAATGGAAGAAATTGAAAAACTAAATTCATCCCAAGAAGATAAGGAGTAATGAGTTATGACAACCAATATGGATGGGATAGTGCTGTTAAAATTGCAGCTAATCAAGGCTTAACCAAAGATGAGGTATTAGATCTAATACGTTCTTATACTAAAAGTTTAAAACCCATTAGAGTTTTAGATATAGTATTAGATGAAACTTCAGAATTATTTAATAAGCTTGAGGGGTGGAATTCTTTAGGAGCTATTAGTTATGAATTTTTAGACAATCAGGATAGAAATAGAAAATCTTTTAAAGTAGCTTATCCTTTGTACCCAAACCACAAACAATTCCCCTTAGAAAATGAAATAGTTTATATGATAGAATTACCTAGTACTAATATAGGTAATGATGATTCTGCTAGTAGACAATATTACGTAAATTCTATCTCGTTATGGAATCATCCACATCATAATGCTTATCCTAATCCTAGACAAGGTGATGGAAAACCAAGTGAAAACCATGATTACCAACAAATAGAAGGTGGATTAGTAAGAAGAGTAACTGATGGGGATACTGAGATTAGTTTAAATGGTGAAAGTAAAGGTACTTTTGTAGAACAAACCAATATTAAACCCATTTTACCTTTTGCAGGAGATATAATCTTAGAAGGTAGATTTGGAAATTCTATTAGATTAGGTAATACATCTAAAACAACATCAACTTACAAAAATAACTGGAGTGATGTTGGGGATAATGGTAATCCTATTACTATAATAAAAAATGGACAACCTAATGATGTTGGAAATCAAGGTTGGTTACCTTTAACTGAAGACATAAATAAAGATAAATCTTCTATCTATTTAACTTCAAACCAAAAAATTCCCATAATAACATCTTCAGAAAACTATTCAGCTTTTTCAGAAGAAGATAGAAAAAGTATTAAACTTCCTAGAGTATACACATCAAACCAAATCTTATTAAGTAGTGGTAGATTAGTATTAAACGCAGCTACTGATAGTATATTAATGAGTAGTCAGAAAAATATATCTTTATCTTCACAAATGAATATAGGTTTAACTTCTAATCAAGATATTTCTTTAGTAGGTAATTTTGTAAGGTTAGGTAGTAATAGAGCTAAACAATCTTTAGTAAAAGGAGATGCTTTTATGGCTAAATTTAATACTTTACTTTCAAATCTTATCGCTCTATGTGATGTATTAGAACAAGCAACCCAAACTAAAATAGATATAACAGGTAATATAGAAATAGGACCCCACCCTACTATTTCTGTAACAGCACCTATTGTTAAAGGGAACTTAGAGGATATCAAAAATGAACTTCCATCTTTATTATCCCAAGTAAGTAAAACAATATAATGTCTACTATAAACCCAAATATTAATCAATCTATAGCTCCTGTATCTAAACAGTTTACAGTAGCTGGAAGGGTTTATGATATCGAAACTGGAGAATTTTTAACTAAGACAAAAATATCTGTAGGGTTAGGAGATGCAGCTTTAGGTTTAAGATCAACTCGTACTGATAATCAAGGTAAGTTTAAGTTTAAAATCAAACTACAAATAGATGAGGAAACAGGTCAGTCTTATTATATAGATTATAATTTAAGATATCAAAAGAAAGGATACTCACTTGAAAGACAACCTATTATAGCAGCTGATGGTACAGTTTTAACTACATTAAATAATGTAGGATTAAAATCAAAACAAACTAGGTTAGAACAAGAAAAATCTATACTTTCTAATAGTATTGAAGAAGAAACTCAACAAATAAAAAAATTAGTTAAAAAAGATAGAGGTGAAGCTTTAAAAAATGTAGTATTATCTCAATATAAAAAAGTTAAAGATACAATTATCCCTATTGTATTAACTATATTAGCAACTTATGGTGTTTCTAGATTAAGAGATTTTTTGAATGGTGATAGAAGTGAAGTTGATTGCCCTTCCCAAAGTAAAATCAATGAAAGTGTTAATAAAAAGAATAAACTTGTAAGACAATTAAATAATATTTACAAAACAATAGATTCAGCTACTAAGGCAGTAAATAATACAATAAGAACTGTTTCTATTTTTAGAGCATTAGCAAATGTATTAATCAACATTCCAATCCCTACAACTATTGGTTTACCTCCAGGACCAGCAGGGGGTGTTATATTTTCAGTGCCTGCTTCTTTTATCAATAAAATTCAGGAAGCCATTAAAAAAATAGATCGTTTATTAGCTAAATTTATAGGTTTTTCTCTACCAGTTTTAGCTGCCCTAGCTATGTTACAATCTATGTTAGCTTTAGCTATTAAACTTCTAAATTCATTAGATAGTGTAATAGCTTTATGTGCTGGCAGCAATGTTGAAGGGGGAGAACAATTATCTGCTGATTTATTAGAAGCAACTAAAGAGGCAGAAAATGATGGAGAAGATTCTTTAACTGAAGTAAATGGTTTTCTTTTAGAAGTAATAACAGATCCAAATGGTAAAGTAGGTACAATACAAAGAAGACAAGCAATAGCTAAAAATAAAGATGGAGTTACATTATTAAAAGGAGATTCTTCATTTAGCTCATCAGATCAAATATTATTAAACGAATTAGCATTTTATATCCAAGTAAACGATTTAAAAGCTTAATAAACCAATATTTATAATAAATCATATATTGTATGAAAGTAAGTCAATTAAAAACAATAGTAAAAGAAGCTGTAAAGGAGGCAATACAAGAGGAAATAAAAGATATTCTTTTGGAGGCAGTAAAATCTCCAAAACAAATTGTTTCACAATATACCCCTACAGAATCAAAAATGGATACTCCTTCTCCAACTAATCCTGTAGCTACAAAATCTAAGGAAGAAATTAGAGAGAATTATATGAAAGTTTTAGGAGGTATGATGCCTGGAGCTGGTGGAACATTAACAGCAAATACAAATAGTATGCCCTTACAAGTAAATGGTCCTATGGATACTACAAGCCCTAATGGTGCTTTACCACAAGGAGAAGTTTCAATGGATCAAATAATGGGGTTAATGAATAACTAATTATGGCATTTGGATCTAAACAAATATTTCCTAATGATTTAAAACCAAGAGTAGCAATTGGTGTTGATATACCATTTAATGCTCCTGGTGTGTTTAGGTCTAATTATCAAACAAAAGATGCTATAAAAGCTAATTTATTAAATATATTTTTAACTAATAGAGGAGAAAGAATAGGAAACCCTGAATTTGGGGTAGGTTTAAGAGAATTTATTTTTGAACAAATATCTTCTCAAAACCTAGAGGGTTTACAAGAGGGCATTCAAGACCAAGTTAAAAATTACATTCCAGATATTAATATAGTTTCTTTGGATGTAACCGGTAACCCAGATCAAAATGAAATTAATTTATCTTTATCTTATGCTTTACCAAGTACTAATATAGAGGATAAAATTGAAGTAACCTTTTCATAATGGCTCAAGTTAAAAGAAATATAAATTATTTAGGTAAAGACTTTGGTGATTTTAGAGACCAATTAATAAATTTCTCTAAAACATATTTCCCAAATACCTACACAGATTTTTCATCTGCATCCCCAGGTATGATGTTTATGGAACAAGCCTCTTATGTAGGTGATGTTTTATCTTTTTATTTAGATAACCAAATCCAAGAAACATTTTTACAATATGCTCGCCAAACAGATAATTTATTTAATTTAGCTTATATGTTTGGTTATAAACCTAAAACAACAGGTTTATCAACAGTAGATGTTGAATTTTTTCAATTAGTACCTTCTAAAGTAAATGGTGGATCTACAGTTCCAGATTATGATTATGCCGTTCAAATTTTAGAAAATACCCAATTATCTTCTATAGCAAGAACTCCATCTAAATTTATAGTTGAGGATTTAGTTGATTTTAAAGTTTCATCTTCATTAGATCCAACTGAAGTAACAGTTGCTCAAGTAGCAGGAAATTTACCTACTTATTATCTTTTAAAGAAAAAAAGAAAAGCCCTATCAGGAACTATAAATACCGCTACATACAGTTTTGGAGCTTATGAAGAATTTCCAACAGTAGAATTATCAGGAGAAAATATAGCTTATATTTTAGATGTTACTGATTCAGATGGAAATAAATGGTATGAAGTAGATTATTTAGGAGAAGAATCTGTTTATGATAATATTAAAAATACTAATGTAAACGATCCTAATAATTCTTCTGATAGTAGTGATACACCTTATATCTTACAATTAAAAAAAGTACAACGTAGATTTGCTACTAGATTTTTAGATGATACAACATTACAAATCCAATTTGGAAATGGTAACTCTAATGATACAGATGAAACTATAGTTCCTAATACCAACAATGTTGGTTTAGGTTTACCATTTGAAATAAGTAAATTAAAAACAGCATATTCTCCAACCAACTTTATTTTTACAAATACTTATGGTATTGCACCTACAAATACTACATTAACTATAAGATATATTGTAGGTGGTGGTGTTGATTCAAATATAGCTGCTAATAGTTTAACCCAAATCACACCATTATCTAATATCCAGTTCCAAAATAATAGTTTAGATGCTACAACAGCTCAATATATTTTTGATTCAGTAGAAATTCAAAACCCTGAAGCTGCTACAGGAGGTCAAGATGGGGATTCAATAGAAGAATTAAGACAAAATACTATTTCAAATATAGCAACTCAATTAAGAGCAGTTACTCCTGATGATTATTTAGTCCGTACTTTATCTTTACCTTCAAAATTTGGAGCTATAGCTAAAGCACATGTTCAAAAACCAATTAGTGAAGATGCTTCTAATACAACACTAGATATTTATACTTTATCTTATGATTTAAATAAACATCTTAGAAAACCATCTAATGCTTTAAAAGAAAACTTAAAAACCTATCTTAATGAGTATAAAATGATAGGTGATTCTTTAACTATTAAAGATGGGTTTATTATTAATATTGGAGTTGATTTTGAAATTATTACTTTGCCTAACTTTAATAATAATGAAGTATTAAGAAAATGTTTAGTATCTTTAATTAATTATTTTAATATTGATAATTGGCAAATTAACGAACCAATTATTTTAAGAAATATAAATGTTTTATTAGACGAAATAGAAGGGGTTCAAACTGTTAAAAAAGTAACTATAACTAATAAAACAGGAACAACATTAGGGTATTCACAGTATGCATATGATATAGATGGAGCTACACAAAATAATGTAGTTTATCCTTCAATAGATCCTATGATTTTTGAAGTGAAATATCCAAATCAAGATATAACAGGAAGAGTAGTAAAATTCTAATTAAAAGACAATGGCAGTATATAAAATTTTTCCTATTAAAGACGCCACATTATACTCAGA